CTTTGTCGCCGTTGTCGCGCCTCGGGAGCCCCCCCCCGAGGAGGGCGAGGCGGCCCTTGCTCAGGTACTTGCAGACGAACTCGGCCTGTGCGCGCCATGCGACGCACTCGATGAAGTTGGTGATCTTCTTGCCGTCCTTGGTCTTGCGGCCGGTGTCGCTGGCGAGGGTGAAGCTGGTGATCGCCGTGCCCTGCTGTGTGTACCTGAGCTCAGGGTCGGCGGTTAGACGGCCTTGGAGGCCGGTGTGGTTATACATTAGGCATTTCCTCCTTGCTGGTTATGCTGCGCGGCTGCGTTGTCGAGGGACGTGCAGATCTCGTCGTACTCTTGGCGAGTCAGGGCGGCCGGATCCTGCTTTTTGTACTTCTCCACGATCCGGGCGTTGGTGCGCTCCTTGGTCATTCCCGCGGCCTCTGCCTTCTTGTAGAGGCGTGCGAGCTGCGCGTCGCTCAGACGGCCGGAGCTCTGCCCCTGACGGCCCTGCGTGGCCTGCTGGCGGCCTCCAGCGCCGGATCCTTTGCCCTGCGCGCCGAAGTCACTGTTGTCGGGGTCGTCCTCGCCTTGGTCGACGGTGAACTTCTCGAAAAGGTAGTATTTCAGGGCGTAGGTGTGGGCCGCGCCCTTGGCCTTGGCAGGGTCATCGTTCCAGCCGACGGCATGGACGGTGGCCTCGATGGTCTCGTCGTCGTTGTCGAGGTTCAGCCAGCGGATCGTCAGGTCGGCCTCGTAGAGGAACATGAGCTTGTCGCCGTTGCGGGTCTTGGTCTGCATGGTGATCCAGTAGACCGGGTCGCCGTTCTCGGCGTGGCGCGTGGCCTGCTCGCTGATGACGTCGAAGTCGACGCCGAGCTCGTTCATTATGGGGGTGATCTTCTCCCACACGTCGTAGATCTTGGCGTACTTGTAGCTGACGCCGTCGCTGTGCTGCTTCTTGACGATCTCCGGGCAGGCTTTCCGCATTTCGACGAGCTTCTGCCGGAGCGTCAGGCAGGCGGCTTCAGGAGGGGCCGCAGCAGCGGCCGCCTCGGTTTTCTTGGTTTCTGCCATGTCGGTGCCTCCTTACACGTCGACCGTGAAGATACCCGGGGTCTCGTAGACGGTGACGCCATTCACGATCTCGCCGGTCTCGGTCAGGGTTGCGATGTCGCCGGTGTAGCTGAGCAGCTTCTTCAGATCGGCCCAGCGGGTTGACTCCTCGACCTTTACGAGCTCGCCGTAGCCGTTTGCCTTGAGCCACGGCACCAGCTTGGCCTCGTCGAGTTTGGTCTTGGTGGTGCCCTTCTTGAAGGTCAGGGTGCCGGAGAGGAGACGGTACTTCTCCGTCGTCTTGGTCTCCTTGTGGGGGACGGTGGCGAAGAAGTCGGCCAAACAGCTCGTGAGGTACGAGGTGCCGTTCTCCATGCGCTTGCGGGCGGCGGCGACTTTCTCGTTGATGGCCGCGATCTGCTCGTCGGCCAGAGCCTTCAGACGGTCGTACTCGCTGCGCTCGTCGGCGATCTTGCGGATGGCCCAGTCGGCACAGCGGTCGTCGGTGATGCGGAACGGGGCGCGCTCGCCCTCTGCGACGGTGCCGAGGTCGACCTGCTCCAGCTCGTCCAGCGTGGCAGCAGGCAGCAGCTCGGCCTCCTGCGTGGTGGTGGCCTCTGCGTCTGCCTGCTCGGCAGCGAGGGCCGCGGTGGTCTTATCGCTCATTGTTGTGCTCCTTTCTCTCGGTGACATTGAAGGTGAGCATCACGCCGCAGGTGACAGGGGTGACGCTCTCGAGCTCGAGGTCGCGGCCGCTGCGGAGGTGCAGGGTCTCGCCCGGCTTCATTTCGGTGAGGTGTTTCATCTGATACTCCTTTCTGCAAAGAAACGGTGCCCGCCTTCCTCGATGACGAAGATCTGGCTCTCGTGGAAGTCGCTGGTCACGAGGGCGGGGTTGTAGAAGTAGAGGATCGGCTCGTCCACGACGGTCTCGCCTCGGTCGAACACGGCCGCGACGGCGTCCTTGACGCGCTGCGTGGGATCCGGCCGGCTCTTGGTGTAGCTGTAAAGGACGACGGCCTCAGAGGGGTCGACGCCGCGCTTCTCGGCTGCGTTGAGGATGCACTGAGCGACGAGCATCTGGCCCTCGAAGGACTCCCCGCCGGCCTCGGCCATGACCACGCGCTCGACGACGTCGCGCTCGGCGTCGGTCAGAGGGTAGCGCACGGCGGGCTCGGTCGGCTCCACGGTCTCAGCGGCCGGGGCGGGGGTGTCCGGGATGTATGCGCCGACGGTGGCGGTCGGCGGCAGGATTTTGGTCTCCTGCTTGCTGCCGGCTGGCGTGGTGAAGATCGCCACTGAGATGCCGCCCAGCAGAAGGACGGCAGCGGCCAGCGTGGCAGCTCTCAGGGCTTTCCTCTTGGCACGGCGGCACCGGCGTGTTATACTTGCGGTGCGGGATCCGTATGCTGGCAGGCTGCTGGATCTTCTCGCATGGGTCGCCCGGTCGCAACGGGCGGCCCTTTCTTTTGTGGTTTCCATTGGTTTCTCCTTTCACTGAGCCCGTGCGACGGTCAGATCACAGAGGGCGTGAGTGAGGTCGCTGAACTCGGTATCTCGGACGGTGTCAGCGGTCAGCAGCACGAGGTAGTCGTTGTCGTAGTAGTCGATCTCGGGGTGCCGCTGCCGGTTTACTTCGTTTTTGTGGCGGGCGTAGGGCTCGGCACGGTTCCAGACGTCGTCAGGGATCCAGCGGTCAAGGTGATCCTCGACGCGCTCGCGCAGCTCCTCGCTCGTGATCGTGATCTCCGGGCTCATGCTGTCACCTCCGCGCCACGCGGGCCGGGAGCGTCTGCTCCGGGCGAGTCAGGCCCTTGCTGAAGCTCTGCGGCTCATATCTGACGCCCACGATCCGGCGGCCGCTGACGCCGTACTTGGGGTTGTAGCCGAACAGGTTGACGTAGCTGCCGAGATCCTCGCGCTCGTCGTCCATCGCCTTCAGCACCTCGAACAGGGCCAGCACGTCGTCGATGGCGCGATGGCTGTTCTGCACCTTGCCGGTGAGGTCGTAGGCGATGATCGCGTTGGCGAGCTTGTGCGGGTAGGCCCTGCGGTCTTTGTAGACCGTCAGACTGTCCAGCCAGTCGATCCGGCCGACCTTCTGGCCGCGAAGCAGGCCACGGAGGAAACAGGCGTCAAACTGCGCATTGTGGGCGATCATCAGGGTCGGGCCGTTCTGCATGAGCTTGGCGATCTGGCTGGCCGCCTTGGCCGGCTGCACGCCCTCGGTCTGGAGCCGTTCGTCGGTGATGCTGGTCAGGCTGACGATGTTCTCCGGGAGGGTCTCGCCCTCGGGCAGCTTGATGAAGGTGTCCATCTTGCCGGCGATCCGCAGGCCGCCGGTGGCCGTGCGCTCCACGCGCAGGGCGGCGAGCTCGATGATCTGGTCGTTGTCGAAGTCGAGGCCGCTGGTCTCGGTATCAAACACGACGAGGGCCTTATAGCGGTCGAACAGGGTGGAGAGGTTACTCATGCCGGGCCTCCTTCTCGCGGGTGGCTCTCAGGGTGCCGAGCATAAACGAGAGGGCCGTGGTCAGTTGATCCTCGGTGGCGAAGGTGCCGCCGAACTGCTCGGCCAGCGCCGCGATGATCTCGCCGGCGTGCTCCGGCGTGACGTCGTCTGTGGCTTCGTCGTCCTCGACGGAGATCAGGAGATCGGAGTCCAGATAACAAGCGGGGCGCAGGCCGTAGTAGCCGCGGTAGGCGTTGTTCCAGTACAGAGTGCCATCGGTGCTGACGTTGCGGGCGAGTGACTCGTAGCCGTTAGACTTCGTGCTGAAGGCGGTGGACAGCCACCACCAGTCGTCTGCGTTGGGGATGACGTCGCGGTTGCGCCGGTACTGGTCGACCGTCAGCAGGAAGATGGTGACGGTGCAGGTGCCGTAGTCCTTCAGGCCGTCGTCGGCGGTCAGGTCGAGCTCCGTGGTCAGGAAGGCGTTGGGGCCGTTCACGTCCTCGAGCAGGTTGTCGAGGTAGGCGCCGTTGAGGTATTCCTTGCTGCTGGCGACGGCGAAGTTGTTGCAGTTGCCCTCGTCAAAGGCTCGGGTCTCGATGATGTCCTTGCTCAGGCAGAGGGCGCGGCCGTCGTCGTTCTCCAGCAGGATCCAGCTCTGGCCGGCATAGTCGAAGGCCGTGCCGCGAGCGGCGTTCTTGAGTGCGATTTTTTTCATAGGGTTGCTCCTTTCGTTCTCTGCGGCCGAGCCTTCTGGCTGGCCTGTATGTTTGGCAGGGTCTCGCCGGCGCGGAGCCGGCTCTCACAGTGCGGGCAGATGTAGCCGGTGCGGGGGATCTTCTGGTAGATGCTGACGTTCCAGTCGAGCCCGCAGCCGACGCACTTGGCTGTCATGGGCCTCCACCTCCTTCCGCAGCCAGAGCCTCGAAAACATAGCGCCGGATGCGGTTGCGGTACTTCTTCCGGGTTCTGGCTTTCTTTGCGTGAGCTGCGAGGTGCAGCCACTTCGGCGGCACTCCGATGGCCTTGGCCGATACCTTCCAGAGCTTTTTGAGGGCAGAGAGCACGGCGTTGATGACCGGCTTCAGGGCTTCGGCCAGCTTGGCGGCGATTTCCCGCAGAGCGTCGGCCAGCTTCTCGAAGGCTTCGCGGGCCTGCTGCATCTTCTCACGATCGGCGAGCGTCATGCTGCCGTCGTAGACGTAGGGGTTCAGCTCGTCGTCGCCTCCGTCGGCCAGACGCTCACAGAACGGGAGGCCGGCAGCTTCGGCAGCCTTGCGGCCCTCCTCGAGGGCGTCCCGGCCTTGCGTGACTTCGCAATAGTCCGCGAGGCGGTTGCGGCCGCCTTCGTAGTGCCAGCGGATCCCGGCGGCGATCTCGTCGATGGTCATGTCCTCACCGAAGTGGCCGCAGTAGTAGCCGTTGACGATGACGGCGTCCGGGTCTGCCTTCAGGATCCCGATGGCCTCGTTGAGGTCGTCAGTCTCCCACTCGCCGTTCCAGATGTCGCTCCAGATTGTCAGGGCGTTCCACGAGCGGCCGGTGCGATACACGATTGTCCAGCCGATGCCGTCGCGGATCTCCGCGGCGAAGTCTCGGGCGATGTCTCTCAGTGCTGCCATGCTGGCGCCTCCTCTCTGGTGATGTGCACGACGGTGACGAGGTCGTCGATCTCGTGCTTGGTGGTGTATGTGTCCCGCTCGTCGAGCCCGATGTGCCGCAGCAGCGTCTCGGGCCCATCCAGCAGGAAGGCGGTGACGGCCACGGCGTTCAGCCGGTAGACCGTGACCTCCACGGTGCAGCGGGCGTCGTCCTCGTCCAGCGTGGACGGGAACGAGGCCCGGCAGATTGGGGTCGCCTCGTATCTGAAGGCGGTCGCGCGGTTCTCGCCGGCGATGATGTCCTTCACGAACTCCTCGAAGGCTTTGCGAGGGATCGAGCTGCGGTACTTGTCCAGCGTGACGTCGGCGAGCTGCCGGATGGCTTTGGTGTTCATGCTTTTCACCTCACTTTATCTCGTGGATCAGCGTCCTGAAGTGGAAGCACTGGATGTTGTAGCCGCCGGCGCCGATGGTCTGGATCTTTGCCTTGCCCTCCGTGCCGACGATGATGCCGTTGATGTCGCCCTCGGGGCCGATGTAGAGGGTGGCCGCGTCGGTGATGGTTCCGACCGTGCTCATAATGCGGCCGATCAGGTCGAGCAGCTTGGCCCGCTTTTCTTCGTCCATCGTCTTTTCGAGCCACGCCTCGCGCTCGTCCTCGTCGCGGATCTCCAGCAGCCTGAGCGTGATCTGGTCGCCTGCTTCGCGGAGTTTCTTCTGGATCTGGTGGTATTCCAGACCGCGCTCACTCAGGAAGGCGTCGACGTCGCGGCGCGGCCAGAGGTTTGCGAGGTCGTAGTCGGTCAGCTCGCGGCCCTTGTAGAGCTCGCGGTACTTCTCGAGAGAGGGGAGCGTCTGAAGCGCCTCCAGCCGGGCGGCCCGTTCCTTGGCCTTCAGGCCCTCGCGGTACTCGATGAAGCGGATCCGCTTCTCTCGGTAGTATCCGATCGCGTGCTGTTTCCAGTTTTCGAGGAAGTCCTTCAGGATCTCCGGGGTGTTTGCCTCGAGGTAGGCGTCGCGGGTGATCCGGGTGTTGAGCTTATCCTTCCAGTTTGCGAGGGTCTCGCGGGCCTCGGCCAGCTTGGAGGTCGCGCTCTTGATGTCCTCGCGCTTGATGCTGACGTCGAAGCGGTCGGCGCCTTTTTCAATCATTTTGGCGAGCTGGCTGTTGTGCTTCTTGAGTACGGCCTCGCGCTTCGCCACGCGGCTCTCGGCGTCGATGACCTTCTGCTCGAGCTCTTTCTGTGTCATGGTGGTCTCCTTTCGTCTTGGCCCGGCCGGAGCCGGGGGTCTTGGTGGTGTCGAGTCCCTGAAAAGCAGAAACACGACCGCCGGATCGCTTCAGAGAGCAGCGCGGAGGGGGTGCGCAGCTCGTCCATTTTCAGCGTCGGGGTCGTGTGATCGTTTTCATGTTGGGCTCTCCTTTCTTCGGCCCGGCGCTGCCGGGTGTTCTTGGCTACTGTGCGGCCGGTGCTCGTTTACCTCTGCGCTTGAAGCTCTCGCGCAGCCGCCTCTCGGCGAGCTCTGCACTGTACCCTTCGCGCTGGTTGGCGTCCAGCGCGCCGGTCGCGCCTCGCTGGAGCTCCTTGTAGATCGTGGTGTGGTGGACGCTCAGGCGGGCCGCGATGTCGACCGGCCGATCTCCGAGCAGATGCCACGCCTCGATCTTCTTCCTGTCCTCGAAGGTCAGGTAGCGGTACTTTCCCGTCAGTCTCACCTCCGTCCTATGGGGTTGTAGTAAAGAAAAAACGCACAGCCGACTCACTTGAGTCTCTGTGCGTTTAATGATAACGGACGGCTTGCCGTTTGTCAAGAGTAAATGCACAAAAAAGCAAAAATATTTTTTATGAGGCCAGAATGAGGGCGATTTCTTCCCGGAAAAGCTGCTCGGAGCACAGATAACCGAACATTTTGCGGGGGTAGTTGTTCAGCCAGTCCTCGATCCGCTTGGTCTCCTCGTAGGAGATCGTGCTCAGGTCGGTGCCCTTCGGCAGGTGCCGACGTATGAGGCCGTTCTGGTTCTCATTGGATCCGCGCTCGCTCGGCCGGTACGGGTGGCAGTAGTAGACCTCGGTGCGAGGGCCTCGGCCGGTGATGCTGCGCTCGATCCCGGCGGCGTCGGCAAACTCGCAGCCATTGTCGCAGGTGATCGACTGGAAGATCAGCGGGAACACTTTGGAGCCGACTTTCTTCTCGAGGGTGTCGAGGGCAGCGACGACGCTGGCGCTCGTCTTATCCGGCGAAGGGATGATGATCTCGCGGCGGGTCTTGCGCTCGGTCATCACGATGTAGGTGTTGCTGACGCCTTGGCAGCTCTCGACGCTGTCCATCTCCCAGTGACCGAAGGTGCTGCGGTCGTTGATGTGCTCAGGGCGATCCTCGATACTCCGGCCGGCGGGCTTGCGGGGCATGGATCCGGCCGGGCGCTCCGGCTGGTGGCGCTTGCCGTGCTGCGGCAGCATGGAGACGGTCAGCTCGTCGCCGAAGATCTCGCCGCGGATGTAGTTGTAGGCGGTGCTCGCGCAGATGTGGGTCTTGAAGGGCCAGCCCTTGACCTCGGCCTCACCGATCGCGGCCTCCGGGCTGTACTTCTCGTCGCGGATCTTGGCGATCAGGTAGTCGGCCAGCTCGTAGTCGTTGCCGATCTTCAGCTCCGGCCCCTTGGCGCGGAGGTTGGCCTCATAGCGGGCCTGTGCGCCTTCGGGGTTGTATCTGGTCTCGGTGGTGTAGTCGCTGTTGAGGTGCTCATAGGTGCACCGCTTCAGCTCCCGGTAGATGGTCGTATGATGGACGCCGAGCTCTTTGGCGATGTCTGTCGGCTTCATTCCTGCGCGGATGAAGGCGTCGAGCTGGATGCGCTTGGTCGGCGTCAGATGGCTCCAGTGCTGTCCCATTGTGTTCCCCTCCGTGATAAAAGAAAAGGGAGGGGCGCGGCGGCCCCCCCCCCCCCCGCCGGCCGTCTCTC